CGGGCAATCAGAGTAACCTGGAACCGGTTTGCTTTGATATACTTGAGGTTGTCCGCGTACATCGGATCACCCGGATGCCGCTCGTATACAATACACGGATACGAGAGCTTAAGAGACGGGAGTGGCTGGTAATAGACCTTATCCGACCCGAGGATCTCTACCAGCTTCTCATGGAGAGCTAGACGTCGGTCCATTATACACCCCCGTCAACTCGAGAACCAGACGGGGGAACTTCAGCTCCACATAGGAGATCTTCCAAAGTCCCCCCATCCAGCGAATATACTTGAGATTCTGGATGTTATCCGTTAAATACCCGTCAGCAATAATGCTGATCTGGTTACTGAGGTTGATACTCCCCAGAATCTCATCGCTGCTACCAAAGCGGCGTGCTTCACGAAACACATCGCCATAGTACTGCTTCTCGATGATCTTGTCTTCCCAAATTCCCGGCTCGGTCTGGACCTGTGTGGCAAATCCTATCTCGCCGAAGAATTTGGCCATCTATCACGGCTCCGCGACGACGTTACCAGACTCAACCTTGCGCTCGACGACAACAGCCGACTTGGGCTTCGTCAGCGCCCCGGAGAGACGAGTCTCCAGGAGGTAATGGTACTGGTTGAAGCTGATGTCGAAGTCCTCAGCCGCGAAGAGCTGACCACCCTTGTCCGCACCAATGGTGTAATCGGACATATTGACGATAATACCCAGAGCCTCGAGCTCACCATTCTTGGTAGAGGTGCGCTTCAGACCCTTCATCAGCGGAACCTTGACAATCTTAGAGACGCCGATGTAGTCGGCCAGCTCAGCAAGGGTGCGGAACTGGCGGTGGCCCATCTTGTCCTTCAGAAGGAGCATCTCGGTGACGAGTCGGGGATCGGCGAACCATGTGGGGTTACCGGCGCCATCGTAGTCATCCAGGGCCCGAACCATAGAGTCCAGAATGTCGTCGACCGACGTCTCCTTCGCCAGGATGACGCGAGGAGCGTAGAGGCTGTCCTCCTTGTAGATCGGGCGGATGCAGTCCTCCTTGATCTTGTCCTTGGAGGAGACAGGTCGACCATCACCAATGAGGACGGCCCGACCGAGCTCCTCCTCAAGCATGATCTTCATCTCACCGCGGATCCAGGAGACGACATCAAAGTCAGTGATGTCCAGGATGTCATCCCTATCCAACCGCTGCTTCTTATAGATGGTGGTCGGCGAGGTAGTACGCTGCAGAAGCGTAAAGACCTCGTCTTCCTTCTTATTGCCCTTGATGTAGCCCCGGGCACGGGCCTCGTCGGCGGTGATGTCGGCGAAGCGGGTGCGGATACGGGAGAAGGGTGAGTGCTTGGCAGCGCCAACTACGGAGTCGACCCAGTCAGTCTTACGCTTAATGAACTCCGGAGTAGTCCACAGATCCTTAGCGTCGGGGAAGAGGGTCTCGATCTGCTTGATGCCGTAGGCATCAGCGTGGGCCAGAATAGCCTCCTTCAGGGAGCCGCTGGAGCGAGCGTCCTCGAAGATAGTCTCGACCTGTGCATGAGTCAGGACGGGGAGCTCCTCGGTGGTAGCGGAGCCCTCAAACACGTTCTTGTGAGCCATAGTATCCTCAGTTGTGTCGGAATGGGCGGTGTCCTCGGCCTCTTCGGTCTCAGACTCCTCCGCCTCTTCATCTACGGAATCGACGAGCTGTCCGACGATGGCGTAAACCGCCGTCTTCTGCTCCTCTGTCATCCCTTCGAAGATCTCCCCGAGCGTGGGGTCATCCTCGTCGCCCTCAGCCTCATCGGCCTCCGGCTCCTCCTCAGCGTGCTCGACGTCATCCGTCTCCTCCGCATCGAAGTCCTCATCCTCGTCCTCAAAGTCATCGCCGTGAGAGACGAAGTCCAGCTGCTCATCCGTGTAGATGACAGCCTCGATCTCATCGCCGTCGTCACCATGCTCGATGGAGACCTGGTCGATGAGGGCACCGGGATTGGCGCCGCGGAGCACCAGGCTCACCTCGACGAGCTCGCCGTGGACAACGTCGTTGCCCCGAGCCCGAACATGGGTGGCGTAGATGCTCATCGCCTTGATGTCGCCGTTCTTGACCATCTCTCGAGCGGTCCGGCCACGATCGGTGTTGTTGAGGTGGGCGTAGGCGTAGACGCCGTCCTCACGAACCTCAAGGTCAGCATGCCCGAGGACGTTCTCAACGTCTCCGTGCTTGTGCTGCCAGACCAGAGGTACAGTCTTCCCGTCGTACGCCGCGAATGCCCCGTGTCGGATGACCTTGTTATCCGAGCACCGAACATCGTTCTTCGTGGCGTAGCCAGAGAAATCGCACTTAACTGCCATTTTGACTACTCTCCATCAGTTCGGAAATTGGTACCTCCGATGCAGGGACTTCGTCGACCGGCTCTTCGCCAGGCGGCTGTTCCTCGCCCATCGGATTGATGTTGGAGTTCACCAACTGGTTTGCCGTCTCGTCTTCGGACTGGGCCCAGCCGAACTTCGGTCGAAGCTCATTGGCGGTACCGATCTCATTACGCTTGACGGAGTCAACCAGCTTGGACATCTCCTCCAGCGGGACGTTGAGGAACGGATCCTCGATTGCCATGATCCGCTGTCGCTGCGTTCGGGCAGTCTTCGTGAGGAAAGTCCTGGTGATGGCATCCGTGATCGCCTTCAGAACTGGACGAACCGTTCGGTTCTGGTAGTTCAGCATCTGTCGAGCATCGGCCTTGCCGGTGAAGACATCCTCAGTCATTCCGAGCTGGTTGTACAGCTGGGTGGTGAGCCACTGAATCTGGCTCATGAGGTTATTCTCGGAAGGTCGGTTCAGCTGGGTGATTCGCTCTGCACCGTCGGTGTAAGCGATACCGTACTGTGACCCAGCGAGCTGTTCCTCAATGGCCTTTCGCCTTGCCTCGGCCTGCTGCTTCTTCAGCTCAGTCTTGACGACGTATGGAAGCTGAATGATGATGTCCAGCTTACCAGATCCAGACTGCTTGTCAATTGCATCCAACAAGTGGAGCTTCTGTGTCAGTCGCTGCAGCGTAGAGTTCGGAGCATTCATCACGCTATACAGAGGATTCTGTACAACCGCAACGAACTCCTTCTCGAGAGTCAGCTGTTCTCGCTGTCCAGTTTGGTCGTTATAGACCTCAACTCGAACGTGGCGAGGATACCAGTTCAGGATTGTGCCGACTCGCATAGACTTGATGTCATAGCCCTGAGTCAGGTCTGGGCTTACATCAGTGTCCACAGGAACGATCGCTACAGCGCCCTCCTCGAAGAGCGTGAGTACCAAATCCTGGAAGAAACCCTGGCCAGTCTGGTCAATGTTGGCGCTCAGAGACAGGCAGTCGTCAAGGTAACTACGGTAGTAGCTCTTGAGGTTGCCATTATCGTCAGTCTTGACGTGTCGAATAGGAACATTCGATACATCGATAGCAATCTGGTTGTAGATGCTCGTGACGATTGTCTGGTCGCCGACGACAGGACGGTAATTCAGGTTTGGATTACCGAATGTCCACGAACCATACTCCGGTGTGAAGTTCTTCTTGTCCGGGGATTTTGAAAACGCATTCCATGCGTGAGCTAGTCGATCACTAAGACCCATTTCACCTCCTCGCTCATTCGAATGCCTCCTTGTTGATCTTGTATGCCACGAAGGCATCCATCAGAGCAGCTACTGAGTCAATCTTCTCTTCCGAGCGTTTCTTCAGCAACTTTCGGTTTCCGTTGGTATCCTCAAGGGTAACGCAGTTCCCCATAGTGAAGGACATGAGTTCCTGGTCGAATATGAGGAGACGTTCAGAGGCTAGCTTCTTCAGTTCCCCGAGGGGGACAGATTCTGTTCTAGCTCCCTGAATTACTTTCTCAATACCATACGGTCCGTTCTCCTGCTCCCACCTGGTTACGAACTCCTTTGCGTTGTATGGGTCAAACCCAAACGCCGAGACGTCGTACTTCTGTTCATCGATGTACTGGTCCAGATCTTCATAGACCTCCATCATATCCAGGACGGTCCCCTCCATGACTCGGAGACTTCCTTCTTGGATGAACTCGTCATACTTCTGGCGTAGGGCACCAGGCAACTTCATGAGCGTCAGCTCAGAGATGTATGCCAGCGTCTTTACGCCGAAAGCCTGATTCCGGAGTGGGAACAGGAAGGTGAACGCACAGAAGTCATCACCCTGGGACAAGTCGGCGCCCATAGCGCACTGCATGTTCCAGAAGGTGTTCTTCCTGTGCGGGATTGTCTCCTCGTAGGTGAAGAAGTAGGTGTATCCCTCCATGGGGATTCCGAACCTCTTGGCGAGGATGTCGTTTCGAGCAGCTGGAGCTTGTTCCATTCGCTCGACGTCCTGCTGATACCGATCATAAGAGACAGTGATGCCAATGTTCGGCTGGGCTTTCACCCACATAGCAGGATCTGCTACTTCCTTGATATCGTCAAGGCGGTAGTAGAAGATTGAGATGTGAGGGGCGATATATTCGCCCTTCAGTATTTTGAGCAACTCCATCTTCATGGTGTCGCCCACCGCATTGCGGATGGTTCCCTCGGATGAGACGGCCAGAATGACCGGATCATCGATCTTCGAGGCGCCCTGTTCGAGTGCACCGACGACGTCCTCACGAATGTCACCGGAAAGCCACTCATCCACAGTACAAACCTTGGGCCGAAGACCCTGAAGCTTGTCGATGGACATGGGGCGTACCTCAAGAAGGGATCCGGTGAGGAAGTTCTCCACACCTTTCTTCGTAGCAACCAGCTTCTGGCGGTTAGCCCTCGCACCAGTTGTATTTTGAATGGATCCCTCAGTCAGGAACTTGTACAGCGGACCTCGGGCTCTGGTGATAGCGGTCCGGAATGGACCCATCACCTCTTCAGCCTGCTTCATAGTCGGAGCCGTAGCGATCTGATGTGTCGTTGTTGTGTCGATCACCATGAAGTAATTCTGGATGAGAGACATATACATCGACTTCGCCGCTCCACGAGCAACGATCAGATACTGCTTGATTGTAAGGCGCTTCTTTACGGTTTTGGTCTCATAGCGACCGCCGACTCCGTCCTCATATGGGACGAAGACCTGACGATCCTCGAAGTAGTACCATCCAAGGAGCTGTTCGGCCCAGAGCTTGAAGCTGTCGAGAAGATGGAGATCAGCTCCGTCGGACAGTGTGAGCTCGTTCTCGCAGTAAGCGATAAAGCCCTCTACAGCCTTGTCGTCGTAGTAGTATTCTGGGTTTGCGATGAGAGCATCGATGCGATTCATCTCACATGAGATCTCTTCACATACCGGAATCTCTCCTCGGACGACTGCATCTCGGAACTGCCCGTAGTATTTTGGTACTGCGGTGTTCGAGAGCATTACTTAGCTGTGCTCCCAGGGTTGCGCGGGTAGCGCTTCTTCTTTGGAGAGGGCTTAGTCTGCTTGTACGACTTCGGCTTCTCGATCTGCTTCGGAGTCTTACTCTTTGGAAGAGCCGGACCCTTGACCTTAGTAGGTCCGCCAGTCGACCGAT